GACAAGAAGCCAACTGATCCTGCTGCTAGGCAGGCGGTAATCAACAAAAGGCTTAAGAAGAAAATCGTACCGGCTGATCAAGCAGTGGACGATCCTACTAAATAGCCAGGGCCTATTATAGGTACAGCGGACTAGGAAAAAATTATGGGTCACCCACTCGGAGATGGCGCGGACGGGTACACTGGGGATACCGGGGACGGACAGAACCCGGCATGGAATAACTTCTTAGAAGTTATTCCTCAGGAATTGCATGACAAAGTCACTCCTTTACTCACTGAGTGGGACAAGGGAGTGCAGGATAAGTTTACAAAGGTACAGCAAGAGTACGCTCCGTGGAAAGATGTTATCTCGGCAGCTGGTAATCCTCAGGAAGCAGCGTTTGCATTACAGTTAATGCGAGCGGTGCAAGAGGACCCCGAGATGATTTACAACTCGCTTAAAGAACGTTACAAGTTCGGCGAGACTCCCCCGGAAGTTACTGCTCAGGGCCAGGGCCAAGGTGAACCTCAGACGCTAGATCCCGCTATCGCTGCCAGAATTCAGCAGTTAGAGCAGGGACAGCAGACTGTAGCGCAAATCATTCAGGCTCAGCACACTGCTGAGTTAGAAGCAAGAGAAGCACAGGCGTTAGACTCCGAGTTATCTAATGCTAAGAAGCAGTACGGCGACTTTGATGAACGCTTCGTGTTAGCTCTTGCAGCTAATGGAGTTCCTGTAATGGATGCAGCAAAACAGTTCGCAGACATGAAGACTGCTATTGCACAGCAGTACTCCCCCAAGCCGCTTATTATGGGTGCCGGTGGTGGAATGCCTAGCGTCAACAAGTTTGATGTTAAGAAGGTTAGCGACGGTCAGCTTAATGACTTCGTCGTTCAACATCTTGCGGCTGCTAAAGCCCAGCAGCAGCAATAACTCCTTAAAGTGAGGTTCTAATGGCCGGTGGCTCAACCACTATGACGGTGGTGGACAACTTACTGAAAGAGGTTTACGAGCCTCGTCTGCGTGATCAGCTTCAGAGTGACCTTATTACTCTCAAGCGGATCGAGCACTCTACGGAAGGTATCACTAACGAAGTTGGTGGTAAGTACGTAGCCTTCCCGATTCGTACTCGCCGTAACCACGGTATTGGTGCTCGTAATGAGAACGAGCCCCTCCCCAACCCGAAGAGCCAGAAGTACGCGGCTGCTCGTGTTCGATTAGCTTACCTTTACGGTGCTGCTAGCCTTACCGGTCAGACGATGGAACTGGCAGACAAGAACTTCCAGGCGTTCGCTAGTGCGTTAACGCAGGAATTAGAGGGTCTGCGTCAGACTCTGTCTAAGGACATGAACCGCCAGATCTATGGTACCTCTGCGGGTACGCTGGCAGCCGTTACCGCTGATGGTGCTAACACTGTCACCGTTGACACTGTGCAGTATCTCGAAGTCGGTATGCAGATTGACATCTGGGACATTACGTTAGCTACGCCTAAGGTGCAGAACCGTGAGATCACGGCAATCAACACTGCTACCTTAGTCGTCACCTACGATGGTGCTGACGGTACTGCCGTTGCCACTGACGTTATGGTGCGTAGTGCTTCTCAGGGTAAGGAAACCATTGGTTTCCGCCAGATCGTTAACAGCACGGGTACTCTGTACAACATTGACCCGACTGTTGAGCCCGTGTGGAAGGCCACTGTTAGCAATAACACTGGTTCTCCGGGTACTCCTCGTGCACTTTCCGAGGGTCTCATGATTAAGATGGTCGACGATGTTCGTACCTTAGGTGGTAGCACGTCGGTTATCTTCACATCCCTTGGTGTTCGCCGTGCATACTTCAACCTGTTAGTGCAGCAGAGGCGCTATACAGACACGAAGGAATTCACTGGTGGATTCAAGGGTCTTGCGTTTACGACTGACAATGGCGAGATTCCTGTAATCTCGGACTTCGATTGCCAGCCTAACCGTATGTACTTCATTAACGAGAAGGAACTGAAGCTGTACCAGGAAGGCGACTGGTCCTTCATGAACCGCGACGGTTCTAACTGGCAGCGAATCATCGATGCCGCTGGTAGCTATGACGCGTACCAGTGCATGATGTTCAAGTACTGCCAGCTTGGTACTCACCGGCGTAACTCGCATGGGTTACTGTCCGACCTTATCGAAGGTTAAGGAGTTCTAACATGGCAGGGCGTGACTGGAGTAACTACGATACCGCTCAGGCTAAGAACCTAGCGTATCTTTATGATGCGCTTGGTCTTAGCCGTCTCGATCAGGTCTGTGAGCGGTTAGGCATTGCTGCCGCTCCTAAGGACTATGCAGTCGACAGCACTTCTTACCAGAACGAGAACCGTTCGGTTCCGTTGGTAGAAGATACGGATCCTCCTCAGGCGGAAGATCCTAAGGACGAAGAACAGCTTAGCTTATTCCAGGATCTCGAAGAAGATCGGAAGTAAGAGCTAAGAAGCTAGGAAGGAGGAGTGCGATCCCGCGTACTCCTCCTTTCTTTGTAAGGAGATTAGATGACTGAGTGGGTAGGCTTCGTAGGCAATGGTCCTAACACCCTTGCTTCCGATGTGCCTATTTCGCTTGGCGTTGAGTTCTTTGTAGATCAACCTAATCTCTATTTTAAGGGATTTAGATTCTACAGAGGAGACGTAGGCATCTTAGGATTGCCTGATGCACGTTGCTATAAAATTGACGGACCTGGAGTAGGTTCAGCAGTTGCCGGGACTGATGCAAAATTCGAAGCGTTAGCAGGGATAGGCTGGCAGCGTAAGGATTTGGCCCTTCCTGTAGGACTAACGCAGAACCAACATTATAAAGGTACTATATTCTTCCCTACTAATTACACAGCTACTAGTGGCTACTTTGTATCTCCTGGTGCTGGATTTGGTGGGATCATTAATGGTCCTCTCCATATTGTGGATTCAGCTAATTCGCAAGACGGCCAGGATTCTTTCACTACTGGGGGCGCTCTAATTTATCCTACTTCCACATTTGGTGGAGGTAATTTCTGGGTTGACGTAATTATTACAGACACCCCGGGAGGGGGCGGCGTGGTAGGATCAGTAGCGGATATTGCTAGACAACGTATGTTAACGCAATTGAGCTTAGTAGAACCTCAGAAGATCTCTAATGTGGATCTCATGGTACTGACACTTGCCTTTGGTGGTCAAACAGTCATTACTAAGACTGACGCAACTCCAGCAGTTCATTACTGGAGATTGTGTAAACTTATAGCGAATGGTGGATAGCATGGTTTTCATTCCTACAGATGACGGTCAATGGGTCAATGAGGGGTTTGAGCGCTTAGCTAGGCTCATCCAAGATTACGATCACAATCTACAGCTTATGTGGATCCCGCCCGATAAGCGTACTCGTGATGACCGTAAGCCCTACGTAATCTTCGATAATCAGACTCAGCACATCGTCACATATGCCAGTGAGTTAGATAGCCCAGAGGATATACTTACCGGTTTGTTTATGGCTGATAACAAGCACGGTGACGTTCTCACTCGCTTAGAGGCTATGAACAATGCTAAGACATTGATGGAACAGAAAGCTCGTATGGATCAGTACGAAGAAGAGATGGATAAGGCTGAGTTCCTTCACCGCAGTAAGATTAACTACCTGAAGATGGGTAAGGACGAATCTACAGGTAAGCTCATCAAGATGGACGATGAGAGGAACAGAATATAAATGAACGTTGGGGAGATTAAGACACGCGTTAAGCGGGCGTTCGGTGATGAGTCAGGTGTACAGATCGATGATACTGATCTGATTCGTTATATCAACGATGCGCAGATGGAAATTGCTAAGGAGAATGAAGGCTTATTCGAGGCTTCGGCTGTCTCAGCATCAGTAGCCGGGCAGGCTGAGTATTCCCTTCCTGTAGATACTCTTATCTTCCGCAGCCTGTCTTATAAAGCTCCCGGAGAAGTAGCTTATACTCAGCTCAAGGGCTACTCGATTAACGAGTTTAATGAGTACATCGGTAGCTGGGACGGTAACACTTCTCGTAACGGTACTCCTATTTGCTATATGATCTTTGCAAATAAGATTACTTTGTTCTTCCCTCCTGATCATAATCTCGCAGCAGCTATGAAGATCTACTACAATCGTAAGCCAATATTGGTTGCATCTGATGTAGACATTCCTGAGCTGCCTGAGGTTTATCATCCCACTATTGTCCGCATGTGTCTCGCTTACGCGTATGAGATGGATGAAGACTGGGACGCAGTAGGTGCTAAGGGCCAACAGATCGCAGGAGATCTTAGGGTTCTTCGTGGTCGAGATGACTGGAAAGAAGAAGCTACGTATCCCACAATTACGGTATTAGCGGAAGATCAGTGGTAGAAGATGTCTGGTGGTAACAATCTTCGACTAGGTCCATTTATCGGTGGCTTGAACTTAGGTTCTGACCCCACCGCTATTGCTGATGCCGAATTGGTAACCAGTACTAACCTGGACTTAGACATTGATGGATCTCTTGTTAGTCGCCCCCCTCTGTTGGAACGAGACGGACACTCAAGCTTCACAGAACGAATCGTACTGTTATGTGAAGGTGTCTTTAACAACGTCCACTATCTTATCGGTAGTAATAGCAACGGTGTCTTTTCATATCTCAATGGAGTATGGAGCGTCATCACTACTACTTTCCGTGCCTCTTGTGCAGTACAGTACGCCGATAAGGTCTACCTAGTATCAGCTCCTGGTTCTGCTAATCCTGGTGGTAAGTGGGATCCTTCTGGTGGTTTTGTAGCTGTTGCAGCTATTCCGCAAGGTGGTGCCTGTGCAATTCATAAAGAGCGCCTGTTTGTCGTACCTGGTATTGCAGCTACTGCTAACACATCAAGAGTATCATTTACTAACGCTGGAAACTTCGACGTATGGCCGCCTGCAAATTTTATTGATATTGGCCAGGGCGATGGAACTTTCCTAATCGATGTAAATGTATATCAGGATAACCTACTTCTGTTTAAAAATGAATCTTCGTACATTTTGGCTTATGATATCCGTCCCGAAGACGCTACCGTTAAGCGCATCAGTGAGACGATCGGTGTCGATACGTCTAACTGTGTCATTAACTATGAGAACCAGGTTTACGTACTTCACAACGGTTGGGTCTATGAGATCATCAACCTAGACTTTAACCGTCTTAACACTAAGGTAGCCTTTGTCAACGACCAAACAACGCCATCGCCGTTTGCGGCGGAAAAGGAATTCCTCGCCCTGGTCGGCGACAAGCTTATCGCTCGTTATTTTTCTCGTATTTATGTGTATGGTCTCCGTACTAGGACTTGGTCGGAATGGACTAGCGCACGAGATCGTCTTAAGTACTTTGGTCCTGTTGTCGCCATTCATTTAACTACAGGTGACGAATGGTACGCAGGCTCATCTATCTTAGCCTATCGTACTATGATTCAGCTGTTCGATAAATCTACAGCAACGACCTTTGAACAGACTATGGATCCTACTCCCACTATTACTGACACCTTTGAGAGGACAGTAGCTAACGCGTGGGGCGTAACTAACACTGGTCAAACTTGGTTGCAAGATGGCGGTGTAGCTAGCCAGCTGTCAGTTTCAGCCGGGACCGGACGTATTACACACGCAGCTAAAGGTGTTACAGTACTAGGTCAGCTCAACGATCAGTTCTCTGCTGTAGATATCACGTTTGATGCCACTATGTCAGCAGTAGCATTAGGTGGAGTCTATACAGTAGATGCGTGGGCAAGAGTAGCACCGGCTGGTACTTCTGATGCATATCTCATGCGAGCTAACTATAATCTAGTTGGTAATGCTTCCCTTGATATCTACAAGGTAGTAGGCGGTGCTGCTACGTTATTGGGTACTGCCGCAGTTCCAGGTACGTATGCAGCTGCCGAGAAGTATCAGTTTAGATTTAGGCTCAATGGTACTACTATCTCTGCTAAGATGTGGAAGGCGTCTCTACCTGAGCCAATGGCTTATATGGTGTCAGCTGTTGACGCTACTTTCACAGTTGGAGGGTTGCGCATTGGGTCGTTCATTTCTGGACCTAATACTAACGTTACTCCAAATGTGCAGTTCGATAACATTGCTATTGCTAACATGCTTAACGTAAAAGCTGACATCACTTGTGTAGTTAAAACTAAGAATTTTGATATGGCTGTGCCTAACCAGTATAAGCGATTATGGTGGTGGGGAGCGGATGTTATTACTAACAGAAATATTGTAGGAACAGTTGCGCCTATTACTGTATCTTTCTCTGTAACGTGGGCTCAGCTAACGGCTTACAGATGGAATCAGTTACAGACGTGGGCACAGCCTATTACTGCATCTTCTGGGGTAACGACAGTTGTCATGACCCAGACTGGCACAGCTAGACGTTTCGTGAAGTTCTTGAAATCATTACGATATAGGCAGATCAATTTCTCTGTCCAGTTAATAACTGATGGATCTACAGGGGATGGGCCTGCTAGACTGTTTACGATGAGCATCGTTACGGCCGTGAAACAAGGAGTCTCTAAGGGGCTTACATAATGGCTTACTTAAGCAGACAGCAGGCTTCTGTAGCTCCTTACCTGGTCGGTAACCGAGTCTATGGTGGAGGTAGGCCAAACCCTACTAACGGCCCTGTAGATAAACAAGGTTACAGAGAACGAGATGCAAGGGCAGCGGCTAGGCGTCAGGCCATCTTGAATAAGTTAAAGGCTACTCAAAAGGGCGACTACGCCTCTGCTAACGCTCAAAGGAGTGTGTAATGTCTATTTTCGGCGATCCGACTAATTCGGCGAGTCGCGTTACTGCCGCTGCTGGCGCCGGTACTAACATGGTTACTAAACCTAAGGCGTCTTCTACTATCGTGAAGAAGGCAGCTGCTACTAATTCAGGCCGCTACCAGGCAACTGGTGGTGTTCCTTCTGGTGGTGCTCCTACAGCCCCTGCTGCTCCTGACTTGAATACCTTCCTTAACCAGGATACCGGCTATAATCAGCAAATGCGTGACTTTAGTAACGCACTTCAGCAGTTCTTAGCTGACGTTACTAGACGTAAGGGAACCATGGAGTCTGATTACAACGCATCGTCTAAGGCGATGGGTGATCAGAAGGTCTTAGATCTGGATAACATGGAAGATGACTTCGGCGCACGCGGAATGATTCGCTCCGGTCTCTATGGTGATGCAGTCGGTAAGTACAACACTGAGTTTGATACTCGTTCACAGGAATTAGGTCGTAAGAAGACCGAAGCTATGAGCTCGTTAGACCAGGAACAAGGTCGCTACCAGAGTCAGCAGACTTTGCAGCAGCAGGCAGCCAGAGAAGCGGCTATTCGTAGGCGCGCGGAGCAGTACGGAGTCTAATTATGTCTTGGGTTACTGATGCCCTTGAGCTTCTTCGGCCTTCTGCGAATCTCGGCTTTATGCAGAACGAGGGATTTCAAGCACAAGCTAACCAATTTGTTAAGAATAGCCCTCTGTTCAATGGCAGAAAGCCGATTACTAGGGCTTATGCCGGTAACCCACTGCCTTCTCCTAGCTACAAGTATCCCACTACTGGCTTAATTGACAGCATGAGTCCGTTTGCTAGCGGTGATGAAGATCAGTCATCTACAGATAGCATCCTAGACCAACTTAGAGCACTCTCTGACCCAAGTCGTTATATGAATGATTCGGGCATTGAGGAAGGCGCTAGGGCGGCAGCAAGTGCGCAGTATGACCCGGTTATCGCTGGCTTACGCAGCCAAGCGGCGGCAGCGACGCGTCGTGGAGAACAGAACCAGAAGAGTGTCATTGACATCTTTAACCAGCTTGGTGGTTCTTTGCAGGGAGATATTCCTGGCATTCAGAAGAACTATGATGAGACTACTGGTAAGAGTAATCAGCAGTATGACCAGCTAAACTCTGGGATTGAGCAACAGTACAATGATACTCAGAAGCAGCAAGAGGACTTATTCCAGCGCCTTAACATTCAAGCGGCAGCTCCTGGTATTACTCCAGGACAAGCCCGTGACAAAGAGTACTTTGTCAATCGCTCTAATACTGATAAACAAACCCAAGCGGCGGCGCTTACGACGGAGAAGCAAGGAGCAGTAGACTACGCCCAAAAGGGTAGCTCTATGGCTCGTACTGAGGGTACCCAGAGGTCGGCTGACATCATGTCTCAGCTTACCGAATTACTGAATCAGTACAATGACAAGATTGGCGCTAACGAGGCTGCTAAGGCTCAGGCTTATACTGCTAATAAGAGCCAGATGCAACAGCAATCTCAGAAGAATGCTCTCGATCGCAGTCAGTCTGACTTTAACAACTTCCTAGCGTCTATCAACTTAGGCCGTGGACTTAATTCTGACGCACTAGATGCGCAGGTTAAGATGGCTGGATTGAATAAGACTACAGGTGTTAAGACTCTACAGGACGTACCTAAGTATCTGATGTCTCTCGGCTTGGACCAGGGTGCTGCGCAGCGAGGCTTAGATACTTTCGTTGGTGGCTTAAGCCAGGGCCTTATCAAGAGTGGACTAGACCCGCAGACAGGTTCTAACGCTACTCCTGAGGCTAAGGCTGAGCAGATTGTAGAGCAGGCCAGGCAGCAAGGATTATCCGGACCAGAGATTAACGCACTAAGGGATGCGGCGTTACAGTACTTCGGTAGAGGGTAGGCGCGGATGGCAATTCCTGAGTTTGCTAACGAGACTCTCAAGAATTACTTAAAACAACCCCTAGGCGGTAAGCCTTTAGGGGTTAAAAGTGCTGACGTTGCTAAGTACATTCTCTTAAACTCCCAATCAAGCAAGGCTAGTGGGCCTGGAGATGTTAAGAACGATCCGTCATGGATGAGTAAGATTTTCGACGTTCTTTCCCGTCCCAACTACGCTATTGCTAATACTGTGAAGGACTTCTTAGACCAGCCTAACCCTAATCCTCTCGCGTCTGCCATGAGTGGTTTAGCGGGGACTCAGAAGACAACCTTCCAGGATGTCCTGGCTAGGCCCGGTAGTGGTAATCCCCGTGGTGGAGACACCGCCATTGCTGGCCTAGCCTTGGACATTTTGTTAGACCCCACGACTTATATTCCTGGGGCAGCTATCGGTAAAGTTTTTAAGGGTATTAAGGGAGCTACTGGATTAGGTAAAGCTGAGAAGGCTGTTAGTGAGCTGCCCGCCGCTGAGAAGATGCTTCGCTCTGGTGAACCCCTCGTCCCAGAGAACTTTGGTTTAGCTTCTAAGCCTGAAGTAAAACTTCCCGAGGCGTTGAAGGCTCCTGTAGACCTACCAGTAATTCCGGAACCTCTTAAGACTAAGCCTGGCTTTACGACTCCGCAGAGTGTTTTAGACTTCCCTGGCTTACCGGCTAGCAAGCCTAAGATCACGATTCCTGATGAGATCCGTAATAAGATAGACGAACCTACTGCCCTTCCTGTAGATAAAGAAGTTCCCGGCCAATTAGCGTTTAATCTTCCTGGCTTAAATGTCAAGAAGACACGTGAGGCTGTGAAGATTGCTACAGCTGAGAAGGCAACAAAGATTGTAGCAGGGTTAGCTGATGGAAACATTGCTGACGCTCTTAAGCTTGCGCCGGTCCCTAAGTTAAAGCTAGCACCTATCCATAATAAATTTGCCGATGAGATTTTGGCTAAGTTTAATCCGGAGAAGGCTAGTGCAACACTGAATAAAACACACCCGGATACACTGAATGCAAAGCAGCAAGTAAAGCTCTGGTACAGTGCTAAGGCTAAAGCTGAGCAAATGGTGTTTAGGAAAGGTCGCGACGCCGCCAAGGTACAATCTGATATCTATGACAACACTAGGAAGATTTACCAGGCTTCTGAATCTAAGCTTATGGAAGCCGGTAAGATCCCTCGCATTGGTACTGGTGAGAATGTAAACCTGTCTAGCGTTATGGACGATTTAGCCATCCGTGGTATTAACGTTACAGATCAGCATCTCCGCGAATTTGGTACCGAACTCAAAGCAGGAAGCGAAATTAGCGGCGCCGTTGAGAGACTGCGCGCCAGAGGTGCTATCACTGACAGTATTCCCGCAAAGAAGATCGTTGATGCTATAGCAGATTCCAAGGCAGCTACTAAGCCTGGTGCTAGCGGTATCTCTGACGTACAGACTAAGAACTGGGACAAGTTCCTTAAGGACTTCAGTAAATACGTAGCCCAAGATACTCTATCTCCTGCTGGTGCCAAGGCTACTGACAAGCTAGTTAACGAAGCTATCAACTCAGGTAAGTCTGCTGCGTACATCAAGACAGAACAAATGGCTAAGCAGATTGACGAGGTTGTAGCTACAGGTAAGCAGAACCTCAAAGTTAACCATGCGCTTACGTTAGCGCTGGAGAAAGATTTAGGCGTAATTCCCAAGTGGGCACAGAATGACAATAAAGCCGTTGAAGCGGTTATGGGCCGTGTTGCAACGTGGTTTGGACAACAGGACCTTAGAGCAGAGAGCCTCAATGCAATTGCTTCGGCAGCAGCTACGGCAGAAGCCAGAGGAAAAGTACTTAATAAGATGTTTACCGGCTATGACGCCGGTGAACGTGCGGAAGCTTTTAGACTTGCACAAGGAACTGGAGTTGCAAGCACTGCAAGAATCGTCGAACTGACCAAGGGTATTAAGGTCATGATGGACGATTTATTAAGCAAAGTCTCAGGATCATCTGTGCTCATTCGCAGTGGCGTTGACAGAGATATGCTTAACAAGTGGATGCGACGCTATGGAACTCAGTTCCAGTTCTCTAAGTCGCATAAGTTTGACAGTGCTTTTACTGGTGAGAAGATGGACTTCTCTAAGGGTACTGACTGGCTAGACAGCTGGAGAGCACACGATATTGGTAAGATGGATCCTGCTGAGTGGATGTACAAGTCTATGCAGGCCATGGAACAAGCCACGCGTGAGAAGGCTCTCTTTGAGGACATGGGAGAACGCTTCGGTAGCTCTGTCTACGGAAAGGGATTCACTACTAAGATTGAGGGTCACCCTTACTTAGCTGGATACCACTTCCCGCCAGAGATTGCTAAGCAGATTCCTAGAGTGGTCAAGGACTGGACGCTAGGAACTCCTGAGAACCGAGCTGCGCTTAGGCTCTATGATAAAGTGCTTAGTTCCTGGAAGACCTTAGCTACGATCTACAGGCCAGCACATCATATCCGTAACCTCATTGGTGACGTTTACATGGGTATGTTAGATGGTGTTGTCTCCGTTAAGCCTTACAAGTTGGCATTACGAGTACAGCGCCAGATGAAGGGTGCCTATGAAACGATGCAGGATATCGATAAGATGGTGGAGATTGGCGCTGTTTCTAAGAGGGAGTTGGCGCCTCTGCCTGGCCAGACTCTATTCTCTAATAAATCTGGAGTCAAATTTACTGCCGAGCAAATTGCGGCAGTGGCTCATCAAAAGGGCCTCTTTGAACATGTCAAAACTTTGGAAGATATCATCGACTTGGGACAAGCAAGAGGTGGCGTTAGTCTACAAAATCCATTAGGTGGCAAGATAGCTGGCTTAGCACGCGGTGCTAGTGAGCTAGAGTCGCACAACACACGGCTTGCTCACTTTATTGATGTTGTTATGAAGTCTCGTGGCAGTGACTTACCTAAGATCTTCGAGGAAGCTTCACGCAGGTCTCGTAAGTTCCATCCAAGTGGTATTGACTTAACTGCTTTTGAGCGTAACGTGATGCGTCGTATCATTCCCTTCTATAGCTGGATGCGTAAGAGCACGCCAGTACTGCTAGAGGGCATGGTAATGAATCCCCGTATCACAGTCTTACCGTCTAAGATCGGTGAGGCGTTACAATCAGCTCAGGGGATTGACACGAGCCGAGACCAGCCCTTCCCTGTAGATCAGATGTTCCCTGAGTGGCTTAGGAATGAAGGCGTTGGTCCTATTGGCTTACCAGACGGTGCATTAGGTAAATTCAGTAATCAAGCAGTACCGGGCTATGTACAAGCAGGCGTTGGACTTAATCCTATTGCTTCGCTTATGCAAGAGTTACAACACCCCGGTAAGACTATCGGTAGTAGCCTTACTCCACTAGTCCAGATCCCGCTTGAGACCATGATCACGGGCAGGAAGACGTTCACCGGAGAGCCGATTACTGGCCCTGAGGCTGCCCCTGGCGCGCTTTCGCAGTACATGGGGGAGCAGATACCGCTCTGGAGTGCTGTTCAGGGCATGACAGGGTTAACGCCTACTGGTGGCCAGACTAAGCGTGCTGACCTCAGTGGTAATCAGTCTGGTAAGGAAGCAGTAGTTAACTGGCTTACTGGTCTCGGTATTAAGGGAACTGGACAGTACGTTAAGTCTGCTCAGTATGAAGCTAACGCTCCGATTCAAGCTGCTAAGAAAGCTGCTAAGACTGACTTCCTGAGTGAACTTCGTGAGAAGATGGGAGGATAGCAATGGCTATTTTGAACCCGATATTCAAGCCGACTGACGGTCAACCTGGCGTTGTTGTCTTACCTAGAAAACGTAAGAAACTTACCGATGAAGACTTTTATGCCGCACGTCAGGGAGCTACTAATCCTGTAGATGCAAGCATCTTCGGTATGGAAGGTCAGCCAGGGCAGCAAGAACAGCAACCGTTAACTGGTGACTATTTCGCTCAGCAGCTAGAGAAGTATGCTAACCGTGCGCAACCACCTAAGCTTGAGCCAGGTGCACGTGTTAACGCTGTTGATTCTTCTAATGCTAATCCTGCTAACTTCCAAGGTTACTATGACATGTTAGGTTCTATTACTGACATGGGTAATCAGCAGACGGCAGCAGCTGCTGCTAGATCAGCTGCTATTAGAGCTAGAGCGGCAGCAGAGTTAGCTAATCAACAAGTACAAACACCAGGTATTGCTGCTGGTAGTGGTGGATCCTATAAAGGCGGATCTATCTTCGGTAGTCCTACCGGTGGTGGCGGACAGATGGGTAGTGTGCCGTCTAACCCGCGTGCTAACTTTGCATTCGCTCAAGCTATTGCACCTAATTACGGTTGGTCTGATCCTGGTCAAATGGGTGCTTGGTATACGCTGGGTATGAAGGAATCAGGCTGGAATAACAATGCACAAAATCCCACGTCTACTGCCTATGGTATTGGGCAGTTCCTTAATAGTACGTGGGGTGGGTACGGCATCGCTAAAACTAGTGATCCTAAGCTACAGGTGGAAGCGATGGCTAGATATATTAAGGCTCGTTATGGAACCCCGGCTAAGGCTTTAGCGTTCCATCTATCTCACAACTGGTACTAGAGTGAACGCTACAAGCATTAGCATCATGATCGCTATTGTGTCTGTGGTTGCAGGTGTAGTGACTCCTGTTTTTCTTAGTAGAACTAGTGCCAAAAATGCTAAGATTCAGGTACTAGAAACTAAGGTAGAGACACAAGAAGCTATAATCATGGAGCTGACTCTACAGAACCAAAAAATGGAGATAACGGGGACCTTGCTTAATAGGTTCTTTAATCAGCTCCCCACGAATAGTGAACTCCGTAAGGAGACAATAGAGTGAAGTTATGGAGGAGGAAATGTGTGGAACAAGAGCGGCTAGAAGCCGAAGTAGAATCGTTAGAAGAAGAGAAGAAGAAAATAGAAGAGAAGCGCCCCAAAGTAGATAAACTCGTAGAGGACTTGCAGAGGCATCTACAGGAAAACAACTTAGGAAAGCGGCTCTATTTGCAAATGGTTCAAGATAGGAGGTAAAGGTGACGCTTTATTTCGTCATCCTTTTGGTACTGGGGGCGCTAGCCAGCTTTGGTTTGGTGTTTACTTACATTAAGACTCAAAAAGGATGGTGGAAGAGTCCCTTTGGCAAGATGCTTATCATTCTGGCAGCTTGCGATGGTATCTTCTACGTTTGGTATTTAATTGTAGCCGCTTTCCCCAACATCCCGGGACGCCAGCTAATTCGCTTATTCCTCTTTACTGCTCTAACAGCGGCATTAGTTTATCGGTACTTTGCGTTCTTGCATCTTACTAGAGTCGTTAAAAGAGACAAGGAACTACAAGAAAATGAAGTCCTATGAGTGAAGGCGTAGACGTCTATGGCAAGTACAACAAGATCACCGATTTCGCTAAAGTCAGAGCAGCAGGTATCGAATTCGCTTATGTCAAACTCTCGGATGGGGTCACTACCCGAGAAGATTATGGGTATGTCAACGGTTTCAGAACTCATAACATTGCCGTGGGTGGCTACCACTACGCGCAATTCGGAGACCCAATAGCACAGGCTAATCTCATCGTGGACAGGTGCCTAGCTTATGGAGCTACGGACTTAGCACCTGCTTTGGACTTAGAGAGTCCGTTTGTACCAGATGAACATGCTCTTAGTTTCTCTATAGATTTCTTGAATCAGATTGAGAAGCGTGGCTATCAGCCTTGTTTTTATGCTAATCAAAGTATGATGAACTCTCTTAGAGAACCTATTCTTAGAGCAGTCCCAAATACTTATATCTGGTTAGCTAGATATGGAGCTAATCCTACAGGGGCGTTTGACTTACATCAATACACTAGTAGCGGTACCGTGCCAGGCATTATCGGTTCTGTAGATCGAAATCGTGGAATTACTCCGTACAATAGAATGGTGGAAAATATGGCTATTACAGCAGCAGACGCAGATTTAATTATCCAGCGTCTGGTTACTTATGGCTTCCTTAAAGAAGGAATGGATCCTAATGGTGGGGACGCGAACTACGTTCGTCTGTACTCCACTATGGCGGCTGATCCCGTTAAGCTTCTCCGTGACATTAAGGGCGAAGTAGAGGGATTAACGCTTGTTACCCCTGAGGTAGACTATGACCTCTTGGCTGACAAAGTCGTAGAAAGGCTCTCAGCGCTGAAATTTGTTCCCGAAACTGCTTGACAGCCCTGTAGATCAAGGTAATATTCTCCTATGGAGAGTATTCAGAGTTGGTCTCAGCGGGCTAAGTGTAAGAATCTGGGAAGCGAAGAATACGACAGTATTTTCTTTCCTAGAGGTACAGCAGGCGTAGCAAAAGGGCGTACGTTTTGCAGTGATTGTCCTGTAAGAGGACTCTGCAAATCGTACGCCCTTGCGCATGAATATCTTACTGGTATCTGGGGGGGTACTTCTCACGATGAGCGTAAGAAGACTAACCCAATAATAAAGCTAACAGTCCGTCAGTTGTATCAGGAGGCGGGTCTTCTGGAGGCACCACTAACGATAGGACTGGAGAAGACTGTTCTATCTTCTCAGGCATTATCTGTTTCAGAATCTCTAGAGCTGGTGGAGGAATTATCGCAGGACGGCTTTGAGACCACCGCCGAGCTGCTGGCCGTTCTAGATCCCACACAATACCAATCTTTTCAAGACTCAGCTTAAGGCAGTGAGGGCTACAGTACTTAATGCCATCGAAATACCAATTGTAAGCAAAGATCATCCCGCATTCTCTACAGGGGATTTCCTTAAAGCCCTTTGACTTAGTGAAATAGTCAACGACAGCTTGGGCGTCCAGCATCTTATCTTCAAGGTGTTCAGGATCGTCCCGCTTGACGTCTAGATCTTCTGTTTCTACACCTAAAGCTTTAGCAGCAGCAGTTAGGGCTTTCTCTATTCTCTGCTGTTGTGATTGTCTAGGCATACCTAGCCCTTCTTCTTTAAGCGTTCCAACACCCTAGGCTTGAGAATTCCCAGTGTCTTGTACAGATAGTAGTACCCGTGATTGTAAGCGCTGGGACCGTGGCTGATCCTGTGGTTTTTTGGCATCGGCATCCCAGACCAATTTGGGGCAGTGCCCAAAATGCTTGCCGGTTGCTCTACAAGGATTAAAGACATCCTTCGGCCCGCACTCTTGATCGCCCCGATCGTCTGCGCTGTCTCTACTTTCGATCCCGCGTGCCACTGTAAATGATCCTTTCTGATAGCGTAGCCTTCGTAGATAAACGTGGTAAGAGTTGGATACTTCTCGCACTCTATAAGAAAAGCATCCAACTCTTCCATATTCATCGTGTACATCATCATGAGGTTACCTAACTCATCCCACGTACAGACCCCATGAGTCCTATCTACAGAACGACCCCCGGGGTCGAACGAGACATAAGTTAGGTCGTTCATCAGCCCTCTGCCATTCCTTTATCGCGGTTTTCATCGTGCAAGAATTCAGTGATAGCGCTAGCAGTGGATCGCCAAGCCCTAGCTTCTTCGACGTGTCTATCGCTCATCTTAATTGCGTACTCACGCTGATGAATAAGGTCTTCTTTGTATTGTTCAATCTGTCCCAGTGTAGATTGATACTGCTTAGCACCATCGTATTCTTCCGTTACAGGTCCCTCTACTAGACCTTCGAACAGACCTTCTGGAGTGTCAACGCTCATCGTACTGCCTCTATTCCGTATTTCTTGAGAAGGTAAGCTAATGTCCTGTGCTTCTTGCATCCGAGCGTCCAGTACTTGCCATCATCTTGACGGTACCAGACCCAACCAGTCTTAGTAAGTACTTTACGCGGCGAGTTCATACTTTTCGTCAGTGTTCCATTTGTGGATGTCGATTCTAAAGTCGACTCCAAAGTCTTTATGCTTCTTGACGTCTTCAAGTACGCGCTTAATCTCTGGAATATAGATATGTTCTTTACCTTCCTCAACGTCGACCCTGATAGAGTCGTGGACTTGAAGGTCAATCTTACACTCATCGTTGTGTAGCCCCTCTTCCCTAAGACGGACCATCTGGCGCTTAGTAATCTCAAATGCGCCCCCCTGAATCACAGAGTTAAACGCTTTGTGCGCCTCTTTCTGTAGATTCACAAAGTGCCGCCTACGCCCAGTCCAATAAGTGACGTAGCCATTCTGCCAAGCCTTAGCTTGAGCCATAGCGGCAATCTTCTGCAAACCAGCATACTGCTTGTAGAAGTTCTTAATAATCTTCTGAGCCTCAGCTATAGAGACCTCGAAGACTTGGTGAATTCGGTTTGCACCGCCCCCGAACTGAATAGTGTAAACAAGGGTTTTGACTTGTTGACGTCCCATTCCGAGAGTCTTAGCGATCTCGCTAAAGACATCACGGCCTGCATCAGCGAAGATATCGATAAGTTGCTGTACTCGTCCGTAGGCTGCGCCAAGTCGGAATTCAAGCTGAGAGTAATCAAACTCCCAAGCTGTCCTGCCGACGTCGACAATGAATGCAGCCTTGAGATTACCGTTCCAATCCTTAGCTGACTGCTTGGGTATCTGCTGAAGGTTAGGTAATTCGCATGACAGACGTCCCGTATGCGTTCCATGCTGCTTATAGTTAGGTCGTAGGCGTCCATCTGGCCCAAGCAATTCAAGATAAGGTCGGTAGTTTGAGGAAGTGGTCTTTTGCCATCCGCGATATTCCAAGATTCGCCTGGCTCTAGAGTCGTTAGTTTGTGAAAGAAGTCTGTCATATTCTTCCATTGCATACTTGTCGAAGCTTGGGGCGTTAGTCTTAGTTCGCTTCACTACAGGCAAACCAAGCTCTTCAATTAGAACACGGCCTAAGTCTTTAGTACTGCCAGGGTTAAAGCCAAGAGAGGACCTTAACTCCGCCATCTTTTTAGTGCCACGCTCGTACTCTCTCTGTGCCAGGTCCTGGTCAATGAGAATACCGTTATCTTCAATGTCGATAAGAAACTTCGTAAAAGCTCGCTCATGTTCCCAGAGGTCCGGCGCTTTACGCTCTGGAAACTGAACTTCAAACTTAGGCTCAAGCTTATTGTCTAGTTCCTCTGTAATTAGTGCGTCATTAGCGCCGTACGGACGGATAATCTCTACAGGGATGTAACCCCATCCGAACGCCTTCTTAACCTTATCCATTACTTCATCATTACGCTTAGGCTCTCCCCCAAAGTGGCGGGACATCCAGTCTAGAGCCTTAGAAGCGTAATTCTCATCAACCATATGGGCCTTCATCATAGTGCAATTGAAGGACCTATCGTACAGGTCGATGTCTAAGTTACGCAATGCCTTGATATCGTGCTTAGCGTGGTGCATGACTACGCGTGGGTGATTTTCAAGGCACATCTTAATCTTGCCGAGCCACTCCTTAGGGAGGTTGTTGTGCGGATCAATCTGGTGATTGAAGGCATAGTATTCAGCCTTACCGAAAGCTGAGAGACTAAGCCCCCAAGTCTGGCTATATGGGTGAGTAAGTGTTCCCTCTGTATCTACAGCAACGGAAGGGGCCTTATCTATAAGCTCTAGATGTTCCTGTAGATCAGCCTCCGAGACGTATGTATCAGATTTCATCTTGGAAGCCTCCCATAATAGGAATATCGTCGTCGGCTACGAAACCTTCGAGTACTTCGAAATCAAGTTTGTCTGTTCGCCTGACGAGAAAGGTGTTAAACTTCTTAGCCATTCGGAGTTTAAGGCAGGAGACTTCGATCCCTTTGGGCGTACCGTACAGTCCGATTCCGGTGTTGATGTTAGCACCGATGTATTGATTACCATACATGTCGTCAAGCTTATTGGGTTTGCGGTTCCCAACCTGTGCTTTCCGATTGTGGTGGATGAACCAGGTAAAGAGCCCGTATTCGTCTCGTAGGGTTCCATTAATGTAATCGAATGTTTCCAGAATGATTTTGTCCGAAGACATGTCATCGTTAATAGCCATACCAAAAGAGTCGAAAATAGCACCGTCAGGCTGGAATTCTTCAATGATTCGATTAAGCTCCGCCTGGCGTGCTTTGTCGTTGAGCTTGACGCTATGACCAGGAGCCGATATAAGTAGGTTTGCACGCAAGTCCTCATTTTGCTCGATGTCCATTGCTTTCATTAGGAAGTTTAGCTCTTCAAACTGCATCTCCATTGAAATGACTAGAATCTTCATAGGCTTAGGAATCTTCCATTGTAAGAAGTCCTGGCCTCGTGCTGCCTTTTCTGCGAACCGGAGAGATAGCTGGGATTTACCTACGTTAGGCGCTCCCGTGACAATAAGGGAACCCTTCTTCTGTAGAAGATTCTCCACTTGCCACTCCATCTTAATCTCTGAGTTAATGAACTCATCATAAGTGTATACCTTAAAGGCATGTTCTTTCTGTAGATCCTCAGTAATTGGGTCTACAGGATGCCTAGAGCGTACGTGGTTAATAATCCCGACTAGGCGTTCTTTCTGGTCAGACCGGTTCTTAAACTTACCCCAACGGTTATCTAGGACTAACAGTAGTGAGAGAGCTTCTACGTTAGCCATGCCTTTCTCAATACAGATATGGGCGAACTTAGTTAGTGCACTAGAGCGTCCCTTGACACCTTTTTTCTCGTCTCCCTTAGCCATAGAGGGAGTGATAAAGAAGTCCGTCTCATCTTGATTAAACGGATACTTCATCATGACTAGTACAGGAGACGGAACGTTAGTAGTATCTACTTCTTGGTTGAGGCTTGTTGGTATATCAGGAAGCCCCGAGAAGGATTCATTTGGAGTGGGTTTAATGTCACGATATATTTCGCTAACAAGAAGGCCACTCTCGTGATGCTTGGTTCCGGGAGGTCGTAGTACTCGGTTGACGTTCCATACTGAGAGGTCGCCTTCAGCATGATACGTGATTTTCTGAGAAATCGCTTCAACGACATCAATTCGAGTTTCAAAATGGTCAAGTCGCCAATACCAATGTTGATTTCGATCGGTACTTGATCGGACTTTAAGTGATGGCGATGGTATTCCACTAATAGTGTCTGGAGCGTTCCCGTCAAACTCTGCCCAGACGAAGTAAGTGCCGAGAAAGTCCTCCTTTTTAGCTCCCGGTCGCTTAAAGAGTGCGGGGGAGTAATAGACTTCAACTGTGTCAGTATACGCGATGCAGTGAGCGATGAGCTTTTCTCGCTCTTTGGGCCAAGAAAAGTAGTATTGATTGAATGCTCCTGTCTCTGGATTCTTTGTAGCACTGTACGCATAGCCATTGGCGATACCGTACATAGTGTCAAAAAACCTACCAAGATCCGTGTAAGGACTCAGTTCTTGAACACTCCCCACGGACCACTTCCTTTCGTAACAGTTTAAGCACCTCATACAGGACTCGAACCTGCGACCTAGGGATTAGAAAGCCCTTGCTCTATCCACTGAGCTAATGAGGTTTGATCTACAGGAAAGCCGCCCGGACATAGAACCAGCGTTAACGTAGTACTGTGCTTACGTCACTTTCCTGTAGACCCTAAGTGGCTGTTAGTCTTTGAGTACTCATTACCCTGTCTGATTAGAGGGCACCACCAGTACTACTTGAGGATATCTCGTGCCTTGGCCGAGATTACAGCCGCGCCAAGGGCGCAGGCGTTAAGGCCGTTACCCCAACCAGTGGTCTCACCGGTGACCCGCGTGCCTTCACGGATAAGGTCAGCAAGCGTAAGAGGGGCAGCAAGGACACCCATCTCGATCTCGCCAAGCATTTCCTTAAGCTCGTCGGCCTTCTGGTCAACCTTAGAGGTCGTGCCATTGGCCGTCTCGTTCGTTAACATTGGGCGTATCTCCCATCTGTATCTCTAAGTTGACATCCAAAGACTCAAGCCAATCAGCGATATCGTTACGCGTCATGTGATGGGAATCTGGATTGTCGTTAATATGTTGAATGAGATTGAAAAGATCCCTAGTCACATGACACTTGGGACACTTAACCTTCTCCTTCAAACCGGGAACGCTGTTAAACAACTCATGCGCCCCGGAGCTTAGTTGGTTCTCACTCTTGTCGTACTGTGGGCCGTACTCGCCCCACATAGACTGGTGCTTCATCCACTCAGGCGACTGCTTGTACAGATTATTCTTATAAGCAATAGACTGTTCTTTAGCTTTCTGAGCCTCAAGCATTTTAGCGTAAGCTTTTTCTTTAGCTTCTTTTGCCTTTTGCTCTACATCGAAAATATACTCATCAAGTTTAGCCTGGTGATACTGTGCGTGTGTCTGTTCTTCTTTAGTTAAAAACTGGTACAGGGTAGGCATTATATGATCTTTTTTAAGGCTATTCTTAGTGTTTACAATTATGCCTACCGCTGCGTGAATCTTGTGTTGATACGCTACATACTCATAAAAAGTTTTTTCATACCAACTACTAATAGATTCAAGAGCTAACCAATGGGCTGTTGCGTTGTCTGATGAAAAATTACACTTAAGGATTTCAGGGCCATCAAGAGGAAGTATTGAGTCACACGCGTCTTTAATCTGGCCAGTAAGAGCTTTAATCAGTGTTTGCATTGATTTTTGAGATATGTCATACCAAGCCAGTTTAATGAAGCTAACTGGATCAGAGATTAATTTGACTTCTACAGTAAGGATCGTTGTGTATTGGTTGTGGTCTCTAGATAGTCGGATTCTTGCTACGCGCGGATCACATGTCTGTAGTACTTCTATGAGATCGTTGTATTCGAGCAGTTCTGACATTACTCATCCCATACGGTCTTCGGTAAGAAGATGGAACGGCTTGCGTGCATAGACGCATCTTCTAAGGCAGTACGAGCGAGTGCTAACTGACGCATTCCCTCACTGCGAGACTGACCGTTCTGAGCTAGCCAGTCCATACGATCCTTAAGTAACTGAGCAAATGCTCTCTCAGCCTTTTTGAACCCGTTAATCTGCTGCATTTCATCAGCAGATAACGTACTAGGATCGGTGTTACCTAACGGCAGCTCGTTCATCTAAGTACTCCTTGAGCTTGTTGTAGCCCCCCTGTAGGAGAGCTTTTCTCGTGGGTGACGGATCATAGTTTAGCACCGCCGGGTGGTACAGCACAACGTATTTGTCGTCTAGAAGTAGACCGTGATCTCTAAAAACTTCGGTCTTTTCAGGGTAAATTGCCTGTAAGGGGAATCTACCAAGAAGACCCACAATCTTGGGGGCAACGATCCGAATCTCTTCTTGTAAGTAACCGTCGGACGCGTCAGCTTCTTCATAAGTGAAGTTCTCTTCTTTATTGATTCGCTTACGGTACTTGACAGGAGACTTAGGCCAGTACTTAACTACGTTAGTAAGGAAGACATTATAGGGATCAATCCCTGCCCTCTGTAGAAGCATAGTTAAGTTGTTGCCTGCCTTACCTACGAATGCCAGTCTATTAGCATTCTCCATCTCGCCTGGAGCTTCTCCGATAAGCATGATGTCAGGGTTAAGCGGTCCTCTGCCAGGTACTAATTCAATTCCAGGTTGTCTTAGATCTGCGAATACAGGATCACTGGCGTATTGCTTATACAGATTCTCTAGTTCTTCACGCTGATTCACCAGTTAATCCTTTCTCTATTTGCGTAGCCCCGGTCGGACTCGAACCGACAACTATTCGATTTTAAGTCGAATTCCTCTGCCAATTGGGATACGGGGCCTCACCTTAAGGCGTTTCACGGTACCTTAAGGGAGGTCAGTATAGCTATGTTTCTCTCTGAGTACTCTAATACTACGGGAGACATTGGCATCACGTGGTGGAGTAGGACCTAGGACCTGACCACGCCCTCACTATACTTCCGTGCCCCGTACCGGGATCGAACCGGCGGCCTCACCTCTAGGAGATGCGCTCGTACCATACTGAGCTAACGGGGCTTACTAGGACAGTCTACAGGCCCGCCCATGGAACCTGTAGACCGGAGCGTCCTAGCTGTACAAACTCCTATAACTAGCGCACACTAGAATATAGGCAACTGCGCTCTATCTCTGCGTTGCCGCGCAGAGACTACTCTTCTAGAGTACGCCAATCTTCTTCAAGAAGATCAGACTGCGAGGCAACCCAAGGAACAAGTTCCTTATTAACAGTACTCATGAAGATGTAAGGGCGAGACATCTTCGAGTTAGCGTCAGGTACCTGGAGTTCCAGGTACATGCCTTTACCGTTCCAACCCTTACGGGTAACTTGCTCGCCTTCCTTAAGGGCTTCCAGAGCCTCACTAAAGGACATGCCATACTCTGCTGTAGTCACTATATCTCTTTCTCTCTAGTTGTTTAGTTGAACGTGCCTTGCCCACCTTACACGCTTACCGGCTTACCCACTTACTGTGCTGCACTCGGTATTTATCGAGATGCTAGCCGGATCCCCACAGTTATTACATGCCTAAGTCAGAAGCAACCTGATCGGCAGCCTGACCACGTGAACCGTTGCTAGTATCCCTCTCCGCGAACAGTCGCGGGGAAAGAGTAGCGACGACGTTAGCGAATACACGCGTATCGCCTTCCGTCTTAGACGGACGGTTCTTAACCACACAGTACATCTCTGTACCAACGGCCATCTTCGGAGAGAACTTGTTACGCTCACCCTCCGAGAGATCGAAACCTTCCCTCAGAAGCTTCATGAAGTTAGCCATTCCCCGAATGACGTCAGCATCCCAAAGTTCCTTAGGCACCGGCTTGCCATTAGCATCGAACGGGAAGATCTCTAAACGGTTCCGTAGGCCGACCTTATCGAAGGGCTCGCCAGGCGTGTTAATCTTCCAGTTCAGGTAAAGGTAACGCTTACCCATTTCGTTTGTTTCGACCTTACAGGAAGTAACTTCACAGGGATAAGTGTCGTCGTCAACCTTGAAGGGATCGTCGCTTACGTCGCTAACATCTAGTCCACCGAAGATGTCATCGTCATCGAACTCTTCTACCATTGCCTTTTCTTTCTTCTCTTGATACTCGGTTAGTTCGTCGTCCGATAGCTGCCACTCATCCACTGCTGTATCAGGGGCGGAATCGATTCGACTTTGTAAGTCGTTTCCGGAATCGTCGGGATTTGTGATTTTGCTGCCTCCGTAAGTGTGCCTTCAACCTGTAGCAAACGGTCGTCACTTTTCTTAGGCTTATGAAGATAGCCAATGAGTTGAGACTCTTGAGCGATTACCTTATAACTAGCTTCAGGCATGTTAGGACGAATTGCGTACTTGCCTTTTTTCTCATCGTTTTCGTTAGGTAGTCTAACATGTGCAATGAATATAATGTTTAGTTTTGAGTTACGTAGTGCCTCTACTGTTTTCGTCATCCCTCGCTCAGCCATCCTATACTGCGGATAACCTTCAAGCTCACGAGAGAGTTGTTGCTGGGGGAAATACTCCCCCTTCTCCACTAGTTTAGTCAGAGTGTTCTGAGTACTAGTAGAAACTGTGTCCCACACTAGGGTCTTGAACTTAGAATACGGTTCAATACCTTCGTCGTGAGCTTCCGCAATGGATCGTAGCTGAGAGAAGCCAGTGTACGGGAGCCGATGGATCTTTTCCTGTAGATCCGGAAACTTATCCAGAACTACCCATGCTGAGTCAGTAGTAATCCAGCACGCATCCCCACCAATTACCCTAACAATCTCTGCGGCTAGAGAAGTCTTCCCCGCTCCGAAGTCACCGTAAAGGATACCACGGAACAGCCTCTCTTCCTCAGCGATAGACATAGGCTTACGTTGCCTCTCTAAGGCTTCTAACATCTTCTGATCCACTATGCATCCTCTAGGGCTAAGTCTACGTATCCGTATGTATTAGGCTGGTAATCCATGGTGAGTGTATTTTTGATGTTAGTATTTTCGAGTTCTTTGTCACACAGTGAAGCGAAGGGACAGTACTTACAGGTAAAGGGTCCCATATTACGAGTTGCTTTGCGAGACCATTCATCTACAGGAAGAGCCTTAAGCCTATAAATATTTTCTACGTTCTGTTCTTGCTCTGCCCAAATCTTGTCTATCCTAGTGGTGGTCGGCTTTACCATGGCTCGGCGGTAAACATCTTGCGGAGCTGGATTCTTAAGCTGCCTATACCTTAGCTGGTTAAACATTCCTTTGGTGACAGTGATTCCATTTTCCTTAAGCGTTTTAATATACCTAGGAAGCTGGCTGTCCATGTTGATTTCTCTATCAGTTTTAAAGTTGTACAAGAACTTTGAATCTACGACACACAAGTCGCCACGATATTGACCGCTTGTAAACTGAATAAGCAAATCAAGACGCATATTGTGTTCAGCATCATCACTTACCTTCGCCGAGTAAAACTTCTCTACTTGTAATACCTCGAACGGCTCTTCTTTGTAGTGATCGACGTACCCAGCGATTAGTACTTTCAACTGAGCAATAATTTTCATCTTAGCTGTATCGTCTGGGTCGTACGACACTAACTCGATTAGCTTTGTAGTGATTACGTCATAGGCTGCCTCTCGACACTGCTCTACTGTGTAACCCTTCTGCATAAGAGTATAGTAAGCATCTAGTGCCATGTGACCAATGATGCCGCGAGTCAGTGCTGGACCCAAGTTACCAAAGCGAGGTTCGATGTCTAAACCAAAGCGATAATAGTGCTGTCGCTGGCAGGTGTTAAACATACCGACTTCTGTACCGCTGATCTTCTTCACTAGGTCTCACTATTCTGTGTCACAAATGCAGGTGAGGGAACCTGTATGCCCAGCGTACCACACGATTCTGAGCCTGTCAAGTGATTAAAACGGCCCGTCGTCAGCCTCTCCTATAGAGAAGTCTGGCGTTTTGTTGGGCTCTAGATTTACTTCCTTCTTAACCCAAGGCAAACGAGCCGCACTGTAACGACGTTCGATAGAAGCATTAGCATAGCCTTGTTCGATAATTCCAGCATCAGCCAATGCTCTGAGAAGCTTCTCGTACTGCTCCCAGCTAAGCTCTTTATCCAAGTACAGATGGAAATGCCCTTCTGTAGATGAAGGTACAAGCTTAGCAGGAAAGTCGATATCTAGGATTGGCTTGTGACTATCCCTATCGGCACGGTGATGCTTAGACTCCATACCCTCTAGTTGAGTACCGGCGTAATAACCCGGCTCTAGTGGAACCCACATATCAGAACAGACGATCTGTGCCTGTTCAATTCCGCTAGGAATTACTTCTTCACGATACTGTTGATATTCGTTAGACCAGATGTCTACTTTACGTAGCGTCTGTCCAGGAAATGGATTCTTATACTCTTCGGTCATCTCTGCTCCATTCTAAATCTCGATAAAATCCAGTGTATCTGATTCTAGTAACGTGAGTGTACTCTACGTAAGTCTTATTTCTCTCCATTTCCCTAGACATAATACATAAGCGAACAGGCTCTTTATTAAGACCGTCACACGCGTCTAGATACTTGTCTAAGTGCTTTCTACAGAGCCGTAGTACAGGGCCGCCTCTACGCATCTGTACGAAACCAAACAGAGAGTTGAGACACTTAGTCATTTCTGTATTTCTATCACAAAGAGTTGTAGAGCTCATCGAGTTCCCTGTATAGGTAGTGTTGCCCTTCTTGTACTTGCGTGAGCTTAGCCTTGTAGTCAGGTCCGTAAGCAATTAATAGCACATCTATAAATTCAGCAAGAAGCTGTTGATTCTTAGCTAGATCTCTTAGGTACATTGCTACTTGCTTGTCCATTTTGTCTACGTCTCCCTACATGAAAGTGAAGCGGGCCATTTGGTCCTGCCTCATATGTATCAGTCCAGTAGCACGGATAGGCATCCATGTTAGTGATCTCGTTATCTGTAAGATACCGCTTAGCATCCTTAGCCGTAAGGAATACATCCTTGAACTTGTTAACAGTCTTGTGGTTAGTAGGCCCTACATGCTTGCTGTTATAGCGCTTACGACTACTGGTACCGTTAGGCATGTTTTCAATATCCTCATCCTTAAGGGACTGCCACATTTCTCTACTTGTGTACAGCATTACTTCCCCTTCATCACTATTTGGTAGTACTTATCTTCAATAATCTCAGGCTTATGAGGGAGTACTGCGTAAGCTTCTTCTATATAGTAAGGGTCATTTTTAGCGTGCCATATGTTATGGCATCGAACACAGATAAGATGTATGTTGCCTGACTCATTGTGAGAGGTATTTTTAATTGGACCGTGGTGTCTATGAACCTGTAAGCCATTAATGCATCCGATAATAGGATGGAGACCTCCGCCACAATTAGTGAGTCCTCGCCACTCGCAAGCTTCACCTTTATCAATCTGGTAAGCCGCCGCAGCTCTCTTTCTTCCAGCACTAGTTCCAATATCACTATCGGCTTTCCTATTCCCATTACGCTCATCACTAAGAGCTTGTGGAGGTAAGATAGGTGGAGTGTGCCCGCACTCCTCATAGAAGCCACGGGCACAACTCACACACGCTACGAAGTCTGTCATAGAGACCAGTCTAGCACTCAGCTGTAGGTCTGACCTTCTGGCTTGTTGTTCTCTTCGTGATTGGTCGGCTCGTTAGCAGCCATCTGCTTACCCATAAGGTTCTGGAGAGTTTCCCCCAAAACATCAAGGATAACCTTAGGATCGTTACTGCGAAGCTTACTTGCGTCTACACCCATGACGTCCTTAGTAAGCTGATCCATGTTAGTCTCAGTAGTCTTGTTAACAGACACCAGTGCATGAGCATAGATAGCCTGCACTCGCTCGATAGGATCGTGGTACTTACCACAAGAGCAAGGCTTGTCCTTCTTACTATCGATCTCTGCGATAGCCTTGATGGCACCCTTCAGATAATCCTTAAGACTCCGAAGAACTAAGGTATAGCCGTCCCTAGCCCCTTCATAAGTATTAGGCATTTCCATTGGACGCATGTCGTTAGACACTTATATTCTCCTATTTTCACTATTGTTAGGGGTCTTGCTCGGAAACGGTGGAACGGGAAACTACTGCGACCGCCGGTCCCTCAACTAACGATCATGTGTCTCTACCTGCTCCCACCGTTTCCGAACTCTGTGGGAGGGAACTGGTACCAGTATGACACACCGCTGAGGGACCTGCAACCGTTTAGACGTCTCTATCCGTCATGTTCTTTCACTTCTTCTGTACCGTCATCACGGCGGATGCCGCGTGAGCGTTGCTCGGCAAGCAGTCGTTTTCGTTCGGCACGGCGATAGGCGTCAAGGTCGGTGTCAGAGATATATCCTGAAACGGGTTCATCAGTTTGATAATCCCCGGACCAGGGTACTGGAGTGGTTCTGTTAATGAATTGGAAGAGTCCAAAGCCAGTATCCCCGTGGCTAGCAGGATCCCTATCGACAGTAAACTTATCAATAGTCTCCTGATCTTTTGCATCCTTTTCACGCTTAATCCTCCTTTCCATAATGATAGCTGCTACCAAGAATGTCAGATAGATAACTACTAAGCAGCCCGAGCCAAACCACGGCCCGTACTCTTGATAAATATACAGGAAGCATGCTACCGCTGTAATACTTCCACCGAACAAAGCCACAAAGAATAAGAAAACTATCCACACTCTAGCAAATAGCATAAGAATCTTCATTAATCCCTCACAAAAGATGTAAACGGTTGATCGTGATCTACAGGAAGAGAAGCTGTCTTAACCTCTTGGCTAATTCTATATCGCTCATCTTCTCCCTGAAGTGAGTCGACAACTAGTTCGGCCAATCTTTCTGTAGGGCACATGCAAACTAGTACGTCTTCCTCTCCTTCTTCCTTAGCGTTAACCGACCACGCCCCATTCTCTTCTTTCTGTAGACTAAAGTCCATTAGTTACTTACCTCTGCAACTCGGATCTTGTGGAACAACGGTGATAGCGCCATACACGGGAGCAGTAGTATCCCTGGCCCATGAACGGTAGACGGTATAGACACGATTACCGTGACCGTCACAGCGACTAGCGAAGTTGCTAAAGCCGTCAGGCATAGCGTAGACCTCTGCCGGTTCGGTAAGCGGAGCGGCTACCTCTGGTGCATCGTTCTTAGTAGCAGAGTCGCAAGCAGTAAGCCCAAATACTAGAGCCGTAGCAGCGATGATGATTGCGATTTTCTTCTTCACTTAGTAGCTCTCTTCTCTTGCGTCTTCAGGTAACGAAGGACGCTGTTAGACGGGTCGTTCTCACCGATCCACTTAAGGATAGTGCTAAGGGTAGCGAGCTTGATGTTAACGTCCGACTCGCCATGCAACAGGCGGTGAGTCCACGAAGAACTCATCCCGATAAGCTTGGCGAACTCGATAGCAGAGACTCCCTTACGGTGAAGGAGATTGCTAAGCAGGACGGGAAGTCGGTCGATAATCTCGATAGCACCGACAGTACGACTTGGAAGAGTCATGGTCTAAATCCTTCACTACAGTGGGGGCAACTTGTATTATTTGGGTGAACTGATAAACCGCATGCCTTGCATGTAATTTTAATACCATCACTAGGTTTGGTTAAATCTTTAGCACCTTCAGGTAACGGCCTCTCGAATGCCTCGGGGTTCTTTAACCAATCAGGAGTTAGCTTTAGTAAACCTCCATCACCTGATCCCTTCTTGCCTCGTGGTTGCGTAGCAGACACTTGTTACCCTTTGGTTAGAAATTCGTAGAACACCTTTGCATCTTTAACTATATCCTCAGCAGAAGGCGCCTCATCCTTATTGCTAAAGATAGTAGTATCTTTCTTTTTAAGAGCGAAGTCGATAGCGTGGATACGCATAGTATCTTCGTTGCTAAAGACGTGCTTATCGCACTTACAGTCGGCTTCTTTTGATTCTGCGATGTTTTCATCCATTAGCTAACCTCAAATCCTTGTGTATCTCCGGGCTTGTGCTTATCTTCTGTCTTAGAGGTCTTCTCTTCTTGTTTCTGCTCCTTGTGCTTTCGAGTGTTCTCCGCTCTGTTTTCCTTTTCTACTCGGCTCGAAGGCTTAGGTGCTCTAGCCATTCTTATTTTTCTTCTCCTGCTCCTTTTGCAATTCCAGAGCTCGCAAACGTTGCTGCATTAAGCGCGACTCCGAAGCTTGACGCTGTTGCCTAGCTACCTCTGCTGATTTAGCTATTCGTGCTTGCTCAGCCCTGTCACTTTCTTTGCCCATTATTTGCCTTCCTTTTTCTTAGCTTCTTCTTCAGCGTCTTTGAGGTCTTTTGCAAGAGCTTCATTAAGCTCACGAGCTGCCTTCTGTGCTTCTGATTCAGCCACTGTCTATCTCCTTATACTCTTCGTAAAGCCTATCGGCTCTAGCTAGTACGATCGGATCATCGTTGAACTTGTTATTACGCTTAGCCCAAAATCTAGATACTGAGCACGCCCTACAGCCTCCTGAATCATTGACGTTATAGCCCGTGATTGCGTGATCTCTAGAACAGAAAGAGATACCTGTTTTCTTAGGCTTGTGATTCCATCCATAGATCACGGGCGTGTTTAGACTTTTCACATCCTTCTACTTTACACAAACCGTAAATCATACTTCACCGTCCCTAATGGCATCATAAAGGCTCTGCATGATCTGTTGTTCGTTCTGGAAACCGTTAATGATATCTAGCTTCTCTTCATGCAAGTCGTCAAGCCATGTATCTACAGAAGACTCAACGTGCAGGAAGTCAACGCCAGTACTACGCGTTTGGCCCATTCGATTAGTTCTGCCCTTAGCCTGATCTTCTTTACCAGGATTCCATTCCCGGTCCATAATCACAGTCTGACTGGCACCTGTAAAGTTGAGACCAGCGCCACCAGCCTTGTAATTAACCAGAGCAATATCCCATCTAGGCTTTGCAGGGGCAGTACGCTGGTCAAAATCAAGCTGAATGAGTTGCTTATCACTATGAGAAGTCGTACCATCGTATACAACAGCGCGCGGTCCTAATCTTTCCTGTAGAACATGTAGTGGCGCTTTGAATTGCGAGAACAGCATACAGCGTTCACCGCCCTCAACGAATTCCTTAAGTAGTTCTTCTGCTCTATCAACCTTCCATGACTCGTGCACGTCAAGGTATTCAGACATGAGGTAGTTGCCCTCTTTATCCTTGACCTTAAGCTCAATAGCCGCTGGCCAGGTAAGCACTTGCCTTAGTCTAAGCAGAACGGTAATGCGTTCACCAATGGCCATGACCGATTCACTATCAGGGTCCATAACCAACTGTGCGTACTTACGTACTTGCTCATAAGCCTCGTACTGCTTAGGATACTTAGCCATGAACTCTTCTTTAGGCAGCACGTGCTTAGTCTCAGCTGCCGGGGGAAGCTCAATTCCTGCCATTGTCTTATCACGAGCAAGGAAGCGCGGACCAACCTTCTTAAGAAGAGTCGGAATACCTCCTGTTTTCCATCCCCAATGACCGCTAAATGTATCTTTTCTACAGAAATCAAACAAGAATGTACGCTCACTAGGGAAGTTCTCAGGGTCAACGATGTGAAGCATCGGGAAGAACTCTTGTGGCTTGTTAAGAATAGGCGTTCCCGTCATAGGGAGCACGTTCTTAACTGTAGAAAACTCGCTAACTAGCCCGTGCTGGTCACAGTTTCTACAGAAGGTGTGAACCTCATTGCGCTTACACGGCTCGATATCCGGTGCGCCACACGCACAGTAGTTGTTAGCAAATGCTAGAGCCTTAACACCAATGAAGGCATCACTAGTCACATTCTTAAAGTTGTGCGCCTCATCCATGATAAGGGTATCAATGTCAAGCTCGTTAAGCTTAGGGATGAGCAGTGGATCGTGACGCCACGCCTCATAGTTAATGACTAGCGTGAAGGCAGGGACAGACTTAAGGATATGGATAACGTTGTCACGCTGGCCACGCGTCATATGTCCAAGCTGGATAGCCTGCCTATGCGGCGCCCATAGCTGAATCTCACGGATGATGTTACCCATAAGGTCAGACTGTGTGACAAGGATAGACCGCTCGGACATCACGAAGTCACTATAGATGATGCTAGTAAGCGACTTGCCAAGCCCTAGCTTGTCTCCAAGGATTGCCTTCTGACTAATGGCAAGATGGATAGCGCCTTCAATCTGGTGATGCTTAGCGCCGATTCCATCCGAACGGTTTTCTTTACGCCAGGGAGCTTCAAGGCAGCGCTGTCTGAACGCCTCGACTTCTTCAAGGTATCGAGTGTTGATAGCTTCTGCATCAAGCTCACGTGACAGCTCACGTCTAAGGGCAGCTTCTTCTAGCTTAGCAGCCTTAAGCGCACGCTCTTTATCGCTAAGTTCTTCACGAACGGTAGAGTAAGCCTCGCTAGCTTCTTCGAACTGCTTACGAATAGCCGCAAGGGTTTTCTCAAGATCTGTTTTCATTTGCTTAGCAGCAGCAGCCTTAGGCCCAAGCATCATGACGTCAATCTCTTGCATGGCTTGCTTGCCTGACAGCTCACTAATTTGCTTAAGCAGATCATCCTTGCGGCTCATCGCTTACCCTCCCTCCAACTTAAGCTTCATTAGCCGGGCACGCTTACGTGACAACAAGTTAGGACATGACAGATCATTATTGATATCCAAATCACAACGCGTAATCCCGCAGTCTTCACAGTACTCCCACCTAAGAGAATCAACATCCTCTCCTGTAGGCTTAGGATACTCTACAGCACAGCAGAGACAGGATAGAGTCATAGGTTCCCGCCAATTGTCTACCCAGTTCTCATACACGAGGTTGTACGGCTCTTCCCCAGTAGCAAGCCAAAGCTTCTCATCTTCTAGAGTGAATGGCCTTGCATCATGGAAGTAAGCCTTACAGAAATCGTGCATGATAGGCGTCTGTACGTGAAATAGTTGCCTAAGACACATACTATCCTCGTCAGCCATGTCTAAGGTAGACTCAATACCATCTACTACGATGTAGAGTACATCACCGCTAACACTGATCCATCCTTTGTTAAGGCTCTGCTCATAAGTCATGCCGGGTGATCCGAACACGTAAGCTTGTCCTTAACAGCTGGACGGTAACAGCCATGGCGTGTACACAACTCGACTTCAAGATCTGTGTAAATGATGCGCTTCTTCTTATACGCAACGGTACCTTGAAGTGTGTTAGCCAAGAGCTGTAGCGCCTTATCGTTGAGTTTCAGCAAGTCATCGTTTTCCATGATGATACTGCCACCACGAACGACGACGGGAACTTGTGCGACTTCACTAAGCTTGCTCATCTTGCACCTTTTCTCACTATGAGGTACAGCTTACCATGATCATCTATCCCTGTCAAGGGATTAGTTGTAATGCCTGATAGCCTCTGATCTCTCCTCTAGGTCTTCGGGACTCAGTCTAAGATCAGATATGAATTTACCTAGATTCTTGCGATCCCACAAATCGGGAAGCGTAAGCATTCCATTCAGCATTTTCTCTAAGTTTTTTACGTACTTGTAATACTCAGAGAGTTTCGTCTTAAGATGATCTAATTGTAATTGATCGCTAGGCATTCCCTTAAGCTGATCAGCCGCTTCATGTAGCAAAGAAGCCAACACCTCAGGATACACGTGGTATCCCTTAGCTACTACAGGAGTCCACTTCTCTGTAGATAAACGTTCTGACAGCTGTTTGATTTTAAGCAATACTTCACTAGGTTGTTGAGTCGGATTATCTCGCACTGTAAGATTTTTACTAGAGGACCAATATAGATAGGTACCTGTAGCATCTTCTTTGCGAGTAACTGTACCTTCGTTAATGAGATCTGTAGTGTGTTTAATAGCAGTCTTGCGCGAGCAAGATATACCTTTACAAATCTGCCTTAGGGATACAGGATAAGGCGAGTCACCGATAAAGGTTTCTACATCATCCCTCATAGATGGTCTACCGTATTGTACCTGCTTTACCACATCCTACCCTTTCACTATTAGTATTAGGGACCTAACCCTAGATGGCATCACAATCTAGGGGTAAGTCTCTCGCACTAAGGCGAAATCTATCAGCTGTTCACGCGGCGGACGGCCTTACGACGGCCCGTGCACGTGTTCAGGTGGCTCAGGAGCGGCTTGGTACCGATCCCGATGGTTCCGTGGCAGCGCGGGCACGCCATCGTACGGCGGTCCACTCCGTTTTTCTTCATGTAGGCCGCCATTGCGCCGTCTTTCTTACGCCGTTCCGCGAGTCCCATGATTACTGTCCTATTCCGTCTAGTATGTCGAAGAATTCGGTACTTACTGTGTACGTAACGTGAAGCATAGGATCTTCGAAGGAGTAGTAGTCTGCAATACCGTCCCTTATTGCTACCTTCACTATACCAGAATAGCTAAGCTTCGGTAATGCCTTGCTTACCGCAGTGATTGGGTCACCTTTGATAAACACTAGCCCTCATCGAATGGAGCGGGCTTGCCTGCCTTAGCAAGCTTGTTCACGTGACGGAACTTCTTCGCTTCCTTGGGCGACTCGAAAAGCTTAGCAGCCCACGAAGTGACTGCCGTAGCGTCTTCCAGCCGATCCAAGAACCGCTTGTTAGCGGTATTGTAGAGAACGAAACCCTGTCGACCCTCTGCGGTACGAACTTGCCAAGACATGTGTTAATCCTTATCTACAGGAAAGACCTTACCCTGTTGGTAGTCGGGGAGCTTAGTGATCACAACATCAAACTGATTAGCTTCGGCATGTTCACGTAGCTCTTGCACAAAATGCTCAGTGACGTAGTGACTAGACACCTTGTTGCCACCGTAGTAGTCGAATTGGTGCCAGTGCCTAACGTCGTCTTCTTCGTCACCGGTGGGTTTAGTCATGTTCACCAGTCCAACTACGGTGGTATGCAGCGAGACGTTGGTTAACGGTAGCCATACGGGCGAAGTCGACAGCACGTTCCCAGTAGTAGTGTCGCAAGCGTTTAGCTACAGCCTCACTGTTACGGGAATTAGCTTCATCAACTCTGCCCATTTTCTTAAGCATGAACCACATTGCGGTGCGATACTGCTTAGCCATTACGTCAGCGTTGTGAGCCTCTTTAGCGGGTGTGCCGTGAGTTGTCGTCACTTAAGCTCACCTCGTAACACGGTGATAGACTCAAGCCTACCGACAGGACACGTCTCGTTAAGACGTTCGAGTCTGGCAAGCTGTTCTTTGAGCGCTTGGATGAGCGTTTCGCGACCTGTACAGAAAGGACAACGATCCATTACTATCCCATTCACTATATGGGCCTACCTACAGGAGGTCAACCTTAGCTGACACTGACTAGCCTACAGGCAAGGAAGTACTAGTACTGTCGAGGGTACTAGTACAACCTAACCGGTACGCTCACGACTGGACTCTTGAGCTAGTGACGGATCACAGCTCTTAGCCAGGACTTAGAGACGGTCCGGAAACTTACTTACCGGCTTCAACCTTAACCGGCTTGGGCTTGGGCTGAGTGTGCACCTGGTAGGTAACGCCACCTGCACGAGGAGTGTACTCGAAGGTGAGCGAAGTGTCAACCTTCGTGATGTTGGCAACCTCGACACCCGCAGCCTGAGCGTAAGCCTTTTGCAAGTCAGAAGTCTCACCCTGCAAAGCCTGAGCGGCCTTGCTAAGACCATCGTACTTCTGGGGCGTAGTGAAGTTTCCACCTGTGACGGTAACGAATGCACGGACACGCGGACCCGTAGCACCGGAAGTACCGGTAGGGATGTGACGCAGCGCCGGAATGGACTCCAGAGCCTTGGACACGCCTTCCTTATCGATGGCCAACGTCTCGTTGATCATCTCGACTGCGGAACGCTTGTCGTTAACGTCCTTACGGAGCGTCTTAAGCTCTTCGATGAGCTTAGCCTTAGCCTCATCGCTCAGCGTTTCGGTACTGACGAGAGTCGCAGCCTTAGCCCGCATACGCTCGGTAGCCTGAGCCACTGCGGCGCGAAGCTTAGCGATCTCTTCGTCTTCAGTCGAAGCGATGAACGCGGCGATTGCCTTGTCCTTGTCACCGGACGCCGCTTCCAGCTTTGCAAGCTGTGCGTTGTACTCGGTGATCTGGGATTCCATAGCCGCGATGAGCTTGGAAGAAGTGGTATCCGGACCCGTGTAAGTGGCAGAGGTCGGGAGGTCGATTGCAGTACTCACTATGTGTGTTCCTTATCTACTGGTAGTCGGTAGGTGGTGCTGGCTTGTTGTTGTCTCCAACCTTACAGGATGTCTGTCTGTCTGTCAACTCTTAAGAGAAGAGAAGTCTTGGCGGTCTACGACCGGCTCAGAGGGCTTCTAAGCTCTTGCACTGAGTAGAACACTGCGGGGCGGTGATGTATTCCCGGACCTCTTAGAGGGGTCTACAGGGCAAGCAACGGCACGTATCCATAGTCAAGCTGTGCCTTGTCTAATAGTTGCTTAGCCTTAGCAAGCTCATCCTCTAGATGGGTAGTACCATCACAAAGAGCCATGTAATGCCCGTCCTTACTGACTGTGTGCCGAGAGCCTTTCCATCCACACTCGCAAGTCATTGATATGTGACCCTTAACACTGTAGTCACTCAGTAGCTTGTGGTTGTCCACTGTCTTACCTTCCTTCACTATCTCCAACATTAGCACACCCTCAGGTATTCCCGAGCCATACTAGCTAGCACATAAGCTCTATCTACAGGGAAGAACAACCCCTCAGCGGCAAGTATTCCCTGACTCATCTCTTAGTATATTACTAAATAATGAAAAACATTAATTTTTACCCACTGTGTAAAGGTTGGTTCAAAACACCGTTTTGGATCTTGGTAAAAGCCCTGGTCAGAGACTTGTTACACTTCTTTCAGGGTGTGTATTTAGTTTCTTCACTGTCCATTGTGGAATTGAGAAGAAGATGATCATGCCTCTGACCTGCGGTTATGCGCTGATTTGTTGATCTTCGTACGGGTAGTTAAGTTACCTAAACCACAGCTATCAGGCTATATAAGGAACGTTATAGCCTGAGCTGCATTAGGTGCTGGTATTGGGATTAACTGATATACATTTGTATAGCCAAATAACCTATCCTTAGCGCTATCATTAATCAATTGTATAAATGCTCCAAGAGATGAAATTGCTACGATCTCCCATCTCTCCCGTGTTCGGCAAGTCTTTACTAATTTCAAAGCCTAGTGCGTGGATCATATCTACCAACTCGCTCTTCTTGTCATACGAGAAATTGGCCTCGTTATTGCCTGATTTGAAGTACAGCTTGTGCTTAGTGGTTTGCTTCATGCACTAGACCATACACTAAATCCTTAGCGGGATCGGGTGTAGGCCCGATTCCATCCGAACAGCTGGTCAGGCTCTCAGCGGCGGCCTCAGGGGCCAGCGCGGTGCCCTCCTGAGGCGGTCAGCGCACGACGAACGCCCCCCTGTTCATGATCAACAGGGGGGCGTTATGTCAAGCTAAGCTTTCATTAAGTTGTGGACTGTGCGGAGGCTATCTAGACCTCGGAGTGGTGAGTCTTGTGCAGAACCTTGACTCGAATGACGGTAGAGAATGCGTAACCAGCCGCTACGAAACCGCTTGCGTCGTGTCCAAGGATGACACTAAGCGCGTAGCTAATGGCCATCACAACACCCTCCAACAAGCCCGGGTTGTGCTTAAGAGTGTGGTGAATGATGACCGGAGTGGCCGTGACGCGGTGGCTGCAAAGGAATTCGTGGCTCGGCTTGAGGGTAGTGATCCGCATTGTCTTGCTCTTTTCTGTAGATAAAGCTCTGATTGTGCAGGGATTAAGCGACTGCGCCTGAGGTGATTGCAGTCCAGCCAGCAACGAAACCCTGTGAGAAGGCGACATTCTCAAGGCCATAGACTCCCCTGTTGTACGCGTTGCACACCATGAGGTGGTATTTGTAGCTGCTCAAGTAGCGGCTAACGCGAGCATTAGGCTGACCCGGCAAGTGTTCAGTAGACCTTGCCGCAGTCATGCCATCGCTAACGCCAGACTTGTAGATGTTCTCATTGCTGTTAAGCATGTGGCGCAGCAAGGCAGACGGCTGCTTACTGGGGTCAGTAGCCTTAACGATTGGCCTCACGGGAGCCGTAACGGAGTCCAGGTTGCGCATGGATGCGGCGTATTTACTCATTAGAGAGCCCTTCACTAGTGGGGTGCACGTCGTTGTGCTGTCTCAGTAAGCTCTTAGTGCCGAGCTGTGTCAATAGTTAATGCCGAACGTTCACTCAATCGTACTAATGAATGGCATTATGTCAACCAATGCTTAGGTGAGGCTTACCTTACGTACACACATGATCACATACGGCAAGCGTCTACTAAGGACGTCCTAACGCGACAGTCCTTTGTGTCTGTCTACATTGGATGTCCTTAGTGGACAGTCCACATTGTCCGTCCATTATGGACAGTATTAGTTGATCTATGTTAAAAGATCACCAACTCCGGCCGAATGTTAGTGATTAACGCACTGTGAAGATCATGTTGCAAGGGTTTTCCATCGGGTTTGTTTGGGGTTTGGATACCTTACACTCTCAAATTTTTCAGGAATCCTATTGCCCTTTATACTTACCTCTAAAATTTTTCTGCTAATCTATACCTAAAATAGGACCAAATACCTAATAAATTAGTCCTGAGAGCCTTTGGCGAGGGTCCCTCTGACCCACCCCGCATCCGATCTGGACTACCGATATGTCCGTTTCTTAGCCCCATTTGCTCTATTTAGTGTCTCGTTACCGGCCTCCCAATCAACCTGACCAGGGGCTAGGACCGTATGTAGCTTAAATAGAGTACCTGACCAGGGTTTTGGTGGCGGAGCCATGCCCCTTCTGTAGATAACCAGTGCTATGCTGTAATTAGGAGGATCGAGCACATGAGTACTGAAGTTAAGCGAGTGCCTTTAACAGGCGACCAGCTAGACATTGTGAACTACTGTGAAGAGTACTGGCTGCGTCGTAAGACGTTTCCGACGTTAGGTGAACTGGAAAGAACGTTCCCTGACGAAGACATGCCTGCGTTAATGGTGAACGGTACGTTTATCTTCGCTATGCACGCGCGTGGGGTAGTAATGCACGTGGAGCTTAAAGGGAAGCCGTCACAATTCACGGCAAGTCAGATCGCGGCGGCGACTAAATTCCTAGACGTTCACGATCGACGGACGTTACAGACGAAGCTGAAAGAAGTAGGGTGTACGACTACGCAGTGGAATGCGTGGATGCGCGATAAGCAGTTTAAGGAATTCGTATTACAGTCTGCTAGTGACAGCTTCGAGGACACTATTGCCGAAGCACAGAATGGCTTAAGGACGGCGATTGCCAATGGCGAAACACAGGCTATCAAATTCTATTACGAACTCACAGGGCGATACAATTCAGGTGAGGGGAACACTCAAAACCTCAAGCTTGTCGTGGCGCAGATTATCGAATCGATTCAGCGGCGCGTTAAGGACCCTGAGGTCTTGGCTGATCTTAGTAATGACTTCGACGCAATCATTAATGGTAGGCGACTTGCCCAAGCAGTTATTGAGCCTGAATACAATCGACTACTCTGACGCAGTCCAGCTCGCGGAGTTCACGGCAGAGCTTAATGACTGGCTTAAGGTCAACGCCCAATAATCCCGACGGCCGGGGCGTAGCCCCCCTGTAGATTAAAAGAATAGAGTTAGGAGTACGTAGTGGGATTAGATAGTAAGTACGGCAGGGTTAGCTTTGAGAACGGGGACATTAAGGAAGACGAACCAGTTTTCGTGTTTAGGGCACAAGATGCCTTAATGGTTCCGATGCTTAACTCGTATTGGTTTATGTGTCATCAGGTGGGTAGTCCTCAAGAACACCTGGATAAGATCCTGGAAACGATCAAAGAGATTAAGGATTGGCAGGAAGAAAACACTATTAAGGTTCCGACGTCAGAGACTAGTGAGGTTAACCCATGGCAGGCGCAGTAGTAGATGGAGATCCTTTTGGGCCTATAAGAAAAGAGAAGACAAGTACAGCTCCGGATCCTAGGACAGTAGGACAGTTTCACGAGCGTGCGGATACGGACGCATCTACAGGTGCGATTCACCATACACTAGGTATTGGTCACAATCAGGCTAGTCCTGGTGATCATGCGCATGACGGTGCTGGTAGTGCTTTAATTGGGCGAGGTCGTAAGCTTCAATTGCACACGGCTGTTTCGGATGCACAGAAGATTCTTAATATAATTGATATGCTTCATAGGTTTGTGGACTTTACGGAGGTACCGTAATGAGTATTGAAATTCAGGTTGAATTCGATTCGTCTAATGGTTTTGTTGCTAGTCACAGTCAGAGTATTGGAGGTAATAGAAAGTTTATCAACCCTACTGTTGGAAGTACCTATCCTGTAGAGAATTTTTCCAAGAGTTTAACAGGATCAGCTACCTTGCCAGATGGTTCTGTTTTAGACGTAAGTATTCAGTTACGTAAATCAGAATTGTCGCCTACACCTGATATTGGTGACTATCTTGCCAATGGTTACAGGATTACAGTAGAGAAGTTATAATGGCTAAACGTAAGGAGGAGACCACCTCTGTAGAAGATCTATTACTCCAATTTAAGGATGGATTGAATCGTGCAGTTTCAAGGCCCACCATCTTCGGATACAAGCCCCACGATAAGCAAGTACAATTTCACACAGACCCCTCACGAGGACGTCTCTACATCGGTGGTAACAGAAGCGGTAAGACAGTTGGCGGCACTGTCGAAGATATCTGGCGACTTAGAGGTCAGCACCCTTATCTCCGCGTACCGCCAGCTCCCATTCGCGGAAGGATCGTAACTACATCTTTTCACGAGGGTGTTAAGCAAGTTATTATCCCAGAGCTTCAGAAGTGGTTACCTCCCTCTGAATTGATTAACGGCTCTTGGGAAGATAGCTACCAGAAGGCTGACCGTTTTCTGACACTAGCTAATGGCAGTACGTGTGAGCTTATGTCCTATGATCAGGACGTTGATAAATTCGCAGGTACTTCTCGTCACTTTATCCACTTCGATGAAGAGCCACCTAAGGAAATCTATACTGAGTGTCGTATGCGACTAGTCGATACTGAGGGCGACTGGTGGATGACTATGACACCAGTTATGGGTATGACGTGGGTTTATGACGAGATTTATATTCCTGGCTTAGTACCTGGTGGTCGTATCGGTGTCACTATGATTGATACGGCAGAGAATCCTTATATCAGTAGTGCGGAGATCGAAGAGGTAATCGGTGACCTCGATGAGAACGACAGGAAAGCGCGTAAGCAAGGACAGTTCGTCAATATTGGTGGACTCGCTTTTAAGAACTTCAATGTCCTTAGAAATGTTATTAACCCTCTCACTCCAGAAAAGCTTAGGAAGCTTAAGGGATGGACACACTATGCGTCCCTTGACCATGGATTTAATAACCCCACTGCTTGGCTCTGGCACGCCGTTAGTCCCCCCAATGCTCAAGGGAAAAGCTTCGTCGTTACCTACGATGAGATCTACGCTAATGAAACAGTCGTTGAAGTATTCGCCAAGCAGGTACTTGAGCACAATGGTTATCCAGAACGAGTGCACCCTTCAATCTATGTAGGAGATCCCGCGATCACCCAACGCCAAGGCGTCACAGGTGATAGCATCAAGCTTGCCTACATGAAGCATGGCATCCCGATTGTCCTAGGCAATAATGATGTCAGTATCGGTATCAACAAGATGAACGCCTACCTAGGTACAGGGCAGTGGGTAATCACTGAGAATTGTACTAATCTACTTCGTGAGATTCAACGAGTTAAGTGGAAGACATACAACTCAGCTAAGCTTAGGCACGAGAACAACGTACGTGAAGAGATCCATAAGAAAGATGATCACGCTCCAGACTCAGCACGTTACTTCTTTAGCCTCATGCCAGAGCTGTACATCCCCCAGAATGGGAATCTTAAGACTAGACCAGGTAATGAAGCAGTGGCCGCCGCTTTACAGGCCACGGCCGTTCCTGTAGGACCAAGGTATATTGATACTAATCTTCTTAGGCCACAAGGCAATACTGAGTGGTCGCACATTGATGAAACAGTAGGTGGCTGGAACTAATGATCACAGGCGATGAGACGACAGGCGGAAATAAATGACTTTCGTACCTGAGTATTCTGCTCAATCACGTTTCCTTATTATTCAGGGACCGTTGCAGTTATTACCGCACAAGTGTGCTACGTGTTCGCGTGGGTATGCCACTATAGCTGGTAACCTCGTTGACTTAGAGTTCTTCAATTGCGATCTAGACTTAGAGTTTTTCGGTAATCTTTATCTCTGTGTAGACTGTGTTCGTGAGATGGCTATGCAGTTAGGTATGGTACAGAAAAAGGACGTACTAGCTTTAGAGAAGGCTTATGAAGAATTAACCGATGAGAGTGTTAAGCTAGAAGAAGAGAATGAGGAACTTCGAAATGATGTACGTAACTTTAGGGCTCTTATTAGTGGTGGTGCTAGCACTAGCCGTGATCCTGGGTTACGTAGTCAAGAAGCTAATGGAACAGGGACAAGCGGAACGCCTCTCCCAGCAAAAGATTCAGGCAAATCTAATGACAAGCTTAATGCAAGAAAAGCAGATGCTCCTAAACAGGATGCAAGCGGGGGATCTTCCGACCTTCTCCACAATCTCAGCTCTGACGACTTCTCCTCAGACATCTAATACAGACGAATATATTGCGCATGACGATGTTTCCGAAGCAGCAAGATTAGAACTGCTGGGCGGATCCATTGGTCTGGGTGATACACTGGAGACTGAAAACAGTGATGAGTTAGCTGATTTCTTAGATGGTATTGGTCTTGGCGGCCTCGATGCAGGTCTGGAGAAATAGTGACCGCAACCTTATCTGGGTCAGATGTTAATACCGCTGACGCAGCGTTGGACCTAGGTAGTACTAAGGCTGCCATTAAACAGCACGATGCTATGGTGTCGTGGGCTAAGTCCCAGTATAAGGCTATTCGTAACGCGCGTGTACCTATTGAACGTCAGTGGTATATTAACCTGGCGTTCTTTTTTGGTAAGCAGAACGTTGCAATTCTTAGGCCAGATGCAGGCACAGGCGCTAGTACTAAGTTGTGGACTCCTCCGGCTCCGTACTATCGCGCCCGTCCAGTAATCAATCTAATTCGTCCTACTATTAGGCATGAGATCGCAGCACTCACTAATAACAAGCCTACTGCTAGTATTGTTCCCGCCTCTGCTGAGGATAGGGATATGTACGCGGCTATGGCCGGTGAGGCTGTCTGGGAGAATCTTTACATTGAGCACAAGCTTAAGTTCTTAATCAGACAAGCTGTATGGTGGAATCAGGTTTGCGGTAACGGATTCATTAAGACCTGGTGGGATGCTAGTGGTGGTCCTAAGGATGAAACTACTGGTGCGCCACTAGGTGACGTTTGCTATGCGTCAGAGACTCCGTTCCATGTCTTAGTTCCTGACTTCCTAGAGCAGGAGATTGAGAATCAGCCTTTCCTTATTCACGCTCAGACTAAGTCGCCTGAGTGGGTAGCAATGAACTTCCCTGAGGCTATGGACGGGACTAAGATTGCTGGTGGAGGTACTGCGGATGCTAATGACGTTCTAGAACCTTCGTACCTTAACCTTACTGCTGGTTCTTCACAGAACAATAAGCAGCAGTCAGTCTTAGTGCTAGAGGTATGGGTTAAGCCTGGACAGCATAAGATGTTCCCTGAGGGTGCGTTCTTTACTGTCATTGGTGACAAGATCGTACAGGCTTTCGGTGAGCTTCCTTATAAGCATGGGAAGTACCCATTTGCCAAGCTCGATCACATCCCCAGTGGTAAGTTCTATAGCGACTCTTCTTCTGTAGATCTAATCCCGTTACAGCGTGAGTATAACCGTACGCGTGGACAGATCATTGAAGCCAAGAACCGTATGGCTAAGCCTCAACTTAGCGCTGCTCGCGGTTCTGTAGATCCAAGCAAGATTACCTCAGAGCCAGGCTTAGTAGTTCTTTACACGCCTGGTATGGATCCGCCTAAGCCTATTCCTCTTACTCCTCTTCCTAGCTATGTTCTAGAAGAACAGGACAGGATTAAGAAGGACTGGGAAGATATTGCAGGACAGCATGACGTGTCTAAGGGTGGAGCACCTCCGGGAGTTACTGCTGCTACTGCAATCTCTTATCTACAGGAAAGAGATGAGTCTAACCTCAGTCCTACGTTTGATTCCTTAGAAGAGTGTATCGAGAAGACGGCTCGTTTGTCTCTTGCGCTCGTTAAGGATTACTGGACTACTGAGCGGCTTATTCGTGTCACTGGAGATAATGGATCTTTCGACGTCATGACCTTTAAGGGTTCTGACTTAGGGGATAACACAGACCTTCGTATTGAAGCTGGCTCGGCTCTGCCTGTTAGTAAGGCAGCTAAGCAGGCTCTTATTATGGATCTCATGAAGATGGGCTTCATTAGTCCCGAAAAGGGACTTGAAGTTATGGACATGGGCGGCATTAATAAGATCTACGAACAGATTCAAACTGATCAGCGTCAGGCACAGCGCGAGAACTTGCGTATGTCTAAGGCAACTCCGGAAACGTTAGCTGAGTATGCGGCTAGCTTCCAACCTGAAGTTGATCCTATGGCAGATGTTACGCAACTTGGTGCGCCTATGGATCCCAACTCTATGGATCCTATGCAGCCAGGTATGCAGCCTAATGGTTTGCCTGATCCTAATGCGTTACAGCAGTCGCCTGAAATGGACCCGATGGCTGCTATGATGGGTCAGCCCCCGGCTCCTGCTCCTATGCCTCCGTTCCCGCTTATCGTTCCCGTTAACACGTGGGATAACCACAAGATTCATATCGAATACCATAACCAGTTCCGTAAGGGACAAGCATTCGAGAACCTGCCTGAGGAAACTAAGGCTCTGTTCGAGCAGCACGTAATGCAGCACGTAATGGCAATCGGTATTGAACAGCAGACTATGAATCCGTCTGTTGCTGCTGGGTTACCTCCGCAGATGGGACCGGATGGTATGCCAATGCCTCCTGGTGGAGGAGAAGGCGGAGAGATGATTGATCAGAATATTGCTAAGGGTGGAGACGGGCAACCGCCTATGCCTCCTGGCCAAGGACAGCCAGGACCTAATCCAATGCCGCAGTTACAGTCAGGAGGCCCACAGTAATGGCACATCAAATTGGTTCTATGGTAGATGCTTCTTATGTTGATAAGCGGCGTAAGCCTTTCGGTGATACATTCAATCACACGGTATTAGGACTTCTGTTTACTTGTAACGCAGGTGGTTCTACTACTACGTTAGTTGGAGCAGTTGCTGTCCTTAACACTGGTGTTAATGTTGCACGCCTAGGTGACCGTTTTATGCTTCAGAACGCGGCGGGTGTTCCGAAGGAATTCACTATCTTTACGGTTACTGCTATCGGTGCTACCGGTACTCCTGTAACGTTTACCCCCGCTGCTGCTGTAGCTACTGTATCTACAGATAAGGCTATGTTAGTAGATTCATCTGGTGTTGATGACGAAGCATCATTAGATGCGGCTCTTACGGCGTTCAACGCTACGCTGTACTCAGCTGTTAGATTAGCTCAGATGACGCAGAACGACAAGGTTTACGCGTTCCGTCTCATCAACGACCCGACAGGTGTCTAATGGTAAACTCCCAGGACTTCTTAAAGAGTATGGGTAAAGAAGTTCCTTCTGGGGGCTTCAAGAAGAAGAAGAAAAAGGGCGACCATTCAGCAGCGGCAAAACGTCGCTTAGCACAGATGGACAAGACTAAGGAGAAGGGAAGTGCCGGGAACTAGTACTCCGCTTCTCCAACTGTATAAGCCAGACCCCAACGACTTTGTTAGCGTTCTGACTGACCTTAACGCTAATATGGATAAGGTCGACGCTTATGCCTTAGGTGCGCAAGCGAACGTCCGTACTATGGGAGGTAAGCGGTACTCTCCTGGTACGGGCTTACCGGTTACTACTGCTGGTGGTGCTGTTGAGATTCTTGGTGGCGTGGATACTGGGTCTATCGCTTATGTAGCTGGTAGAGTTTATAAGGTTGAATTTAGGTTCAACTATACTAACTCTATTGTCAATGATAGAGCTATTTTCCGTATTAGGGATACTAACCTAGTTGGCGCTATTCAGATGCAACCAGTTACATTTAGGCTTAACTCAGGTGACCCTTATCACTGGACTATGGCTTTTTTGTACAAACCAGGAGTTACAGCAGCTAAGACTTACGTCTTAACGATGGCTAGATACGATGGTACAGGTACTATTACTATCGGTGCTGGTATCGATACGTTTACTGAAGTTACTGACCTTGGACCTGCTTCTATCATTACTGACGTATAGGGACTAAGTTATGGCATATTTAACGGCTGATGAACTTACGGGCCTATTCGGTGGTATGGGCAGGCGTCGTAAGTCTAGTGAAGATGGCGCAGAAGAAGAAACTAATAACGCAGCATTTAGTAAGTTATCCAGCACAATGCCTGGAAAGCCTGCTAATCTCGACAAGAAGCCAACTGATCCTGCTGCTAGGCAGGCGGTAATCAACAAAAGGCTTAAGAAGAAAATCGTACCGGCTGATCAAGCAGTGGACGATCCTACTAAATAGCCAGGGCCTATTATAGGTACAG